TGCTGGCGCGGGAAAGCGTTGGCCGGCGTGAGCACAGTGCCGGTGGCCTGGGCGAACTTCCACTCCCCGCCCGTCGTGAGCATGATCATTTGCTCTAGGGGGATGATGTGGTAGATCGCATTGCACTCGCGCGCGGCGAGCTTGCCCGCAATCGCGTCGTCATCCTGGGTGGGAATCGAGTAGTTCATGTTGCTTTCGGTCCCGCTCGCCGTCAGCCAGTAGTTCTGTGGCTTGTTGATCGTGCCGGCGAAGACACGACGCCCCTCGAAGTAGCTCACCGCGCCAGGGTAGTTGTTCGCGCTCGGGAACGGGTTCGTGAGAAACGGCGCGGTCTTATCCGGGTCCGGCGCCACGTTGTTGTCCCGCACGACTCCGCCCGGCGCGGTTTGGGCCATGAAGGCGTAGATCCCGTTCTTGAGCTTGTAGAGGTTCATGCGCACCGCACCGGGCGTGGCGGGGACCGCGATGTCCAAGTAGCTCGGGCTCGTAGTCAGGTCGATCGTGTACGAGACCACACCGGAAGGCAACGACTCCTCCAACGTCCCCTCGGCAATCGCTGTGCAGCAGTAGTAGTGCGTGATGGGCGGGTTCGCGCCCCCCGATGCGAGCACGAACGTCGGATTGGCAGGCGTTGCGATCGAGGGGAGGAAATTGATGTAGCTGAGTTGCCAGCTCGTCGGGCCAAGGCGTCGCAGTTCGGCGGGCGGGTGCGATTGGTGCACGAGCGTGAGCACGTCATTCGACTGCGTGAAGTTGATGTCGAAGACCTGCGACTCGGTGTACGGGGTCGCAACCTCCAGCACCTTCGCCGCAGTGCCGCCCGCGGTGTAGATCCCGTACACCGTGAGGTTCGTGGAGTCGATGTAATTCCCGCGCAGATCCTGCGCGCGGAACGACACGCCAGCCACCACGTTCGCCGCCTTCACCCACCGGCCGTTCAGCGGGCTACCGCCGATGTCGGTGGTGATCCCGTCGATGAAGGCCCAATCGCCGTTCGCGAGGGTGTGGCCGGGGCAGTCGATGCGAACCTGGGTCGCGTTGGTCACACCCGTGATCACGAGCGGCGCGTGGGTGAGCGTAGTCCCGCCCGTATGGACGCGGATATACGCCTGCCCGAACTCCAGGACGTAGGTCTGCTCGTTGTTGAAACTGAACTCGATCAGCCGCGAGCGAAGATCGCTGTACTTCGTCTCCAGGACGTACTCCATCCCGGCGCGGTTCTTCACCACACCGTGCGGCTGCACGATGTAGTTGTAGCAGGTCGCGAGTCCGGTCTGCTGCTTCGCAAGATCGAAGCGCCCGAACATCTCGGGCGTGACCTCGCCTCCACTGAAGTTGCGGACGATCGAGCGGGGCATGGCCTTAGCCCCGGATGATGAAGCCGTCGGGCAGCGGCGCGATCGGCGCCTGCCGCGAGGTGCTCACGATGCCGCGCACCGACATGCTCGCGGGGACGTGGTCCTTGTAGGCGCTCTCGTCGCTGCTCTGCGCGTTGAGGCCGCGCGCGATGTCGATGTGGGTGCGGTAGAGCTTGAACATGCCGTCGATCATCGACTGCTTCTTGGTGATCGGGCCGGCCGCGAAGTGCGCGAGCAGGTAGCTCATCGCCATCACGAAGCTCGGCGTGTAGCGAGTCGGATCGTCCTGGCGGCGGATGTACTTCATCACCACGTCGTCGACGTTGCACAGGACCACGCGGTCATCGGTGAGGTTGTCCGTCTCGATGCGGAACGGCAGCGCGTACTTGTCGTCGGTGGCCCCGTGGGGGAGCACCACCAGGGGCCGGATGACCTGGGTCGGGAAGTCGAAGGCGTAGGCCCACTGCGTGATCGAGTCGGGCAGCGTGATCCTCGCGAGTCGCTCGCGCGTGCTGGCGAAGTTCCACTCGTGCGCTTCGAGCGCCATGTCGCGCGCGATCGGGTAATACTGGTACATCACCTCCGCGTAGAACGAGCCGTCCGGCGGGTCGATCGAGGTGATGGGCGTAGCGCCCTGCGCGAGGTGGCCCAGCGCGAGGTTGCAGATGTCGACCTTCGAGGCCATGATGCGGCTCCAGAAGAAAGCGGGGGCCGAGATTGCTCACGGCCCCCGCTCGGGTTGTTGTACGGCGAGGGCTACGCCAGATCGCTCAGCGCGTCGTCTCCCGCGGGGGCGGGCGCCGGAGCCGCTTCCACGCCCGCCACCGCCTTTTCGACGGGGGAGGGCTTGTACCAGCTCGGCGTGACGGCCTTGCCCGGAGCGGTTTCAGCCGCCGCGTCCGCCCACCCCGTGTTCGTGGGGCGAGCGCCCGGCTTGCCGTCCCGCTTCGGTCCCGCGGCGGCGATGATCGCCGCGAGATCGTGGGCGCGCTTTGCCTCTCCCTCGGACACGAGCTTCGCGCGCGCCTCGGAATTCGCCGGCACCACCCACTTCGGGAGGACTCCCGAAGCGGGCAGGACCATCTCGAACTCCGTGCCGACGCGAAGCCGCGTACCGCGGTAGAAGCCTTGCTCGATCGCGATGACGCGCATGTTGCTCTCCAGCGTTGCCGGTTAGACGTACTGCGACGGCGAGCTGTAGACCTTCTTGCTGCCGATGTCGCGCGTGAGGAACGCGCTGACCGCGCCAGCCGTCAGGGCTTCGGTGCCGATCGTGTAGATCACGCCGAGGTACGTCTCGTACGGCTCCGCGTCCGACTGCGGGGGCACCGGGCAGACCCACACCCGCTTGCCCACGTCGTCGAGCTGCGCTTCCGTGAACGTCTCGCTCACCGCGTGCACGGAGGCCGTGCCGTCGGTCGCGATGGCCGCTTGCGCGTCCGAGACGAGCTTGAAGACGACCGTGGCCGCTTCGCCCGCGCTGTCCAGGGCGGTGTCGACCTGGACCACGAGGTAGAGCTGACCGTCTTCCCCGCCACCGATGTCGCGGGCCACGCTGAGCGGGACCACGTCACCGAGCAGGAAGGTACCTGCCGCGTTCACCACCGAGGCGGCGTCCGCGAATTCGAGCCTTTCGTCGAGAATCATGGGGATCTCCTGTCGAGGTTGTGCGGTTAGACGACGGCCGCTTCGGCGTTGGTGATGGCGTCGACCCGGCGGAACGGGATGCCGTCGAAGGAGATGACCTTCTTGCCGGCGACCGTCTCCCAGGTGAGCTGCTGCGCGGTCTTCGCGAGGATCATGTTGCGCAGTTGCGTGCGCACCGTGCGGTTCGCGTAGAACACCGCCCGACCCATGCCCATCGACGGCAGCAGTTCCGTCGCCTGGATCAGCGCGCGGATGATGTTGGTCGTCGCGGTGGTGGCCTGGGTACCCGACTGCGCGGTCAGGTCGCTCACGTCGATGTTCGCGACGCGGACGATGTAGCGCCAGTCACGGACGCAGAAGCCGCAGTCCCACCGATAGTGCGAGCGGTAGGCTTCCATGCGGCCGTTGCTGCCGTCGGCGTTCTCGATCGTGACCTGACCCTTGTCGGTCATCTGGAGCCCGGCCTTCGAGCCCTTCGGGTAGATGCAGTGCGCGGTCTGCGGACCCCACACCACGAGCCACACCGAGGTGTTGTCGGCGCCGGCTCCGCCGCAGTTCACGACGTTCACCGCGTTGGCCGCGGCGAGATCGTTGTAGCGCGGGGAGAGCCCGGTGAAGGCTTCCGGCTCCGTGCCTTCGTTCCCGTACATCAGGGTCGAAGCGAACTCCTGGTTCATGCCCTCGATGAAGGCGCGCTCTTCCGACATGCGGAACGCGGCGGTGTTGCCGTTCAGGTCGGCCAGCGCCTTGTCGATCTCGGCGTAGGCTTCCATCATGCCGCAGTTGTCGGTGATCTGCGCGGTCGTGCTCTTCGACGGCTGCACACCGCCGTAGAGCTTACGCCACGTCGGCGTCGGCAGGCCGGTCCGCACGGTCGTCTTGTGGCCGGTCGGCAGGTTGCCTTCGATGAACGTCGCGTCGTCGATGATCTCGTTGGTGAGGTTCAGCAGTTCGACGATCTTGTCGATGTTGCCATTCGGGTCGAGACGCTTGGCGACATCGAGGAGCGTCGGGTTCAGAGCGGAAAGTGCGCTCATGGTAATTCTCTCCTGTCAGGGTTAGGTTACTGCCTGTGGTCCGACTTGTCGTAGGTGAAGATCCCGGTGTTCGCCGGCTGGTTGTTGGACCCTCCACGCACGAACTTGTCCTCGTTGACGGCCTTGCCCACTCGGTAGAAGAACCGCGCGAACTCGGGGTGATTGTCCAGCCCCGACTCCGATACGATTTTCCGCAGCTCGGGCGTCGCGAACGTCTCCAGTCCCTTCGCCATCACCGCCCGGTTCGCCTCGAACGCCTCGCCACCGAATTCCTTGTCCTGTGCGGACGTGGTCTTCCAGTTGGCGAGGTTCTGCTCGTGCGCGGCGGCGAGCGCCTTTTGGCTGCTGGTCCCGTAGGACGCCGCCGCCTCGAAGAGCTTCGACGCAGCCTTGTCCGAGAGGTTGTGCTCTCGGGCGTAGGCTTTGATCGTTGACGTGAGAGCTGGATCGAAGTCCTTGGCGCTCGCGGGGACAGTGTAGTCCGTTCCCTCCGCGGGTGCGCCGTAACGCTCGTCTGCCGCGCCCTGGCTCCCTTGCTGCTGGTTGCCCTGCGCGCCTTGCTGCTGGCTGGTGTCGCCACCGGCTCCGGCGTTGCCTTGTGTTCCGCCGTTACCCGCGTCGTTTGCCGTCGTCATTTGCTTCCCTCATCATGGTGGTGAACGAATCCGGGGCAATGGTGAGCATCTCGGCCAGCACGGCTTGCCCCAGGTTCATGTTCCCGACCACGAACGACATCTCGTTCGCGCTCGGGCGCCACGGATTCCTGAAGACGCCGGCCTGCGAGAGCAGCCACCACACGATGCGGCGCCCCGGCTTGTGCCCCACGAGCCACTTGAAATCCTCCTCGAAGCGAGCCCGCTCCACCTCGGACATCGCACGCAGTTGCGCGCGAACGCCCTCGACGGCGGCGAGATCGGTCGGCAGGTGTTCCTGGTCGCTCATGGTGGCGTTGGTGAAATCGCAGAAGGGAGTGTAGCCTCACTCCGAAAGAGTTGCATCGGGTGCGGCGGAGTCGGGCGGAGGCGGGGCCGGAGGAGCGTACGGCTGGTCCGCGATCGCCGCC